GGAATCTTTGAACTCCCATACCAGGTCTTGATATAAAGTCACCAGCTGGCTTAGTATCTGGTGAAGTATTTGGTACACCGCTAGTCACGTCATCAAGGGCTCCTAATACAGTACTTTTAGCTTCATCAACCATTTTATTCCAAGCTTCTCCAATACCGGTAATTGCAACTTTTGAACTTGTAAATGCACTTAAAGCACCTGCAGGTATTAGTCCTTCTAATTTTTTAGCAACTTTATCTAACTCTCCTTCCGCGCCTGCCGCGGCAGTTACTAATGCTCCAAATATGTTTTGTCCTTTTAACATATTAGTCTCAGGTAATTCTCTATCTATATCTATCGGTAAATCTTTAATGTGACTATACATTGTAGTAGCGATATGTGCTGCAGCATTTTTAAAATGTTGTACCGAGTCGCCTTGGAACCCGCTGGCAAGTGCCTTTGTTAATGCGTTTCCGTAAACTTTAAGAGAATCAGAACTTAAAGATTCGTCCAACGCATCTTTTGTTACTTTAGCATATGCATCTAACGCACCTAAGGCGTCGGTGACACCTTTAGTATTAACACCTATTTTTACCGTTGACGCTTTTGCAGAAGCATCCATACCCGCCATGAGTTCCAAAGCCGTCATTTGTCTAAATGCTATGTCTTTCATATCCATATTATTTATTGCCTCTTGTTCTTGTAAAGCTATTAAATCTTCAGGTGTTAATTCATCTACTCCTTTGGTTAGTGTTTTTACTCCTTTTGTTAACTCATCATAGACGGGAATTGCAACTTCTAATTTACCACCTTTAAGGTTACTCATATTTGTAACTAACTCTTTAAATTCTTCAGGTACCGATGTGGTATCCATTAAATCTAATTTTTTAGTTCTTTCTGCGGCCTTAAAGGCAGTATCTGTCATTTCTTGATAACTCATTCCCGCCAAATTGGCAGCTTCTCTAAGTCGGTACATTTCATTAACAGGAATGTCAAACTCACCCGTTTCCTCATTAAATACCACTGCAGATTCAGCCATATTAAGAACCGCGTCTTGTAAACCTTCGGCATCTGTTTGTGCCATCTGTAACAACTTAAATGGGTCTCCTAAGTCACCTATCGCTCCTCCTAACATTTGGAACCCTGCCGCGGTTTCAATAGCTTTCTCAGGGTCCATTAAACTATCAGCAAAATCTATGGTTTTACCTACATCTATTCTTAATGCTTGTGCTTTGGCAACCATTCTACTTAACCCGTCCACACCATCTTTAAAATTATATGAAGATAGTAGTTTTATATTTGCACCAATACCTTTTATAAATTGTCCTACGTTAATACCATAACTTCGGGCTTGTTTTTGCATGCTTTCAATGTTTTCGATAGCATCATCAGTTCCTACACCAATACTCCTGAAACCTTCGACTATTGGGACAATTTCAGAAGATGTTACTCCCGCAGTGCGAGCCAATAATTGCATATTTACAACTTGTTGGTCAGATAATAACGTGTTAGTCTGCATAACGTCATTTATCTCTTTCATTAATTGTAAGTTTTCATCTAAACCAACACCAAATTTTGTAGTTTCCATTGCGGCGTCTCCCATCGTTCTCAATACTGCATTTCCAATAATGTCAGTTTGACCCATGACATCTCTTGTGAGTTTAAAAGAAAGTTCTTGTAATTTTGCAGTATCTTCAATAACTGCAGTAGGTAATGCTAACCTAGCTAAACTACCTGCAATATGTAAAACCGTTTTATCAAAAATTCCGGCGGCTTTATTTAAGCCCTCCATTCCTTTGGACATCTCACCCATTGCCTCTTTTGCTTTGCCTTTTGCGTCGTCTATTGGTTTAACCATAAATAATCTTTTTATATAAATAGATTACCTACGTGATTTTGCCTTTTCGTATTGTTCCGATTTTTTTTCAAACTCTTCAACCAGTTTATTTATAAAATATTTTCTTTCATAGGTCGGCATAGTAAGAGTGTCTGAATATGAAAAATTAGCGTGTCGAGATAAATAATATATCTCATCAAGCAAAAATATCCTATGTTCAGTAGAAAGGCCGAAAAAACTCCACCCCAAAGGTGACTCTAACTGTCAACTCTTCTCCTGACGGGGCTTTTACTTTTCTTTCTAAATTTATTTTTGGTTCACACTCAGAAAGAGTATTTCTTATAAATTTAGAGTCTAAAATGGGTAGGTTTAATATAAATGTTGAAATGTAACTTTTATCCTCGTTATTATCAACACTTACGATTTGTTTTAATAATCTGTTTGTTACTACGGGTACCGTAACATTTGTTGGGTATCTATCCAACTCATCGTTTAGTGCTTTTACTTCACCAATTGTAAGTAGCTTGCATTTCACAACCGAACCTGTTTTCGGTAGTGTTATTTCAAAATGTCCGTCTTCATTCGGTTCTTGAGTGGGTTTCTTTATATCTAACTCGTCCAAGTTAACCGTATGTTCAAATTCTTTATTTGTTTTAGGGTCTCTTAACTTAAAATTATATTCGGAACCAAACGCCGTGTTCCTCAAAAAAATTAATATAGCTTCGACATCACCCTCAAGTAAAGAATCTACTTGTATATCCGGTTCATATATTTTATTTCTAACTAAATCACTTATTACGTTAGTGTTATTACTTCCAGCGGAAACTAATATATTTTCATCTTGAGCCGTTAAATAACCAACTTTAAAAGATTTTTTCTTGTTTTTGTAAAATTTACCTTGTGAGGGTAGAGTCACCACATCATGAGGTAAATTAAAATCTTGTTGTCCGTATTGTTTTGAATTATCTTCCATTATAAATAAAAAAACCATAGAGCTTTCACCCTATGGTTAAATATATAAATTATTATTTTTTTTTCAATAGTATTAGTAAACCAAAATACATCTATCAGGACGAAGTGTTGCTGTAATTGTTGCCAACGCATCATCACTATATCCTAAACTATCAAAATTAACATCAGTTAAGAACGTACCTTGTAAAATCCATTTTTCAACAGCTACACCTGTAGGGTCTAACATCTCAAGGTCTAAGTCTTTTTTATAACCAGCAGCATAACCCATACGACCTGTTACCGATTCTGCAGTTAATCTTACCCATTCCATAAGTGCTTGTGATGCTGAAGGACCAATAGGGTCTCTAAACGTAACATTGATAGTTCCCCATGTAAATCTACCTGCAACATATGTTGAAGTGTTTAAGAATGGTATTTCTGTTGGGTTTATTGTGACTTGTGGTCTTGATGTTGATTCAACATACCAAGAGTTTATACCCAATGACGAAGGAAAAGTAAGAACAAATCGATTCTTTCTTTTCGGTTCATAAGGTACGGGCATTTTCATTAATAAATCAGCCATTGTATTTTGGTTTTAAAATTCTTGTTTATTTTATTTATAAATATCATAATAAAAGTTTTTCTCTTTACTTTTCTATTATTACTTGTAAAATCCTTATCTAGCTACCCTATTATACTTCTTCTTTATTACCTCCTTTAGTTAAATAAGTTTTAACTGGATTATCATCATATTCTTTATCTAAAAACTTTTTTATTGATTCAATATTTCCTGGGTCATCATCTGAAAACCCTATCTGAGGTATAAAGTTATTATTAACATCATTTGTAAATGATACTTTTTTACCTATTTTTTGGCTTTGAAACTTTACATAATTAATAAATTCCCTTAAAGCTTCTATCTTTCCTTCTTCCGGATTTGCAGCAGAACCCTCACCATAAGTTACGGGGTGATATTTACACATGTCCAAATACTCCTTTATTAAAAGTTGGTCGTCTTTCATGACCTCTCCCGATAAATCACGATATTTTTTAAGGTTTTCTACCAAAATATTTTTATCGATTCCATTGTGGTTGGTTACAATATAATTATATATAGCATCTTTGAGGACTGATGGTGTGTGACCACGAGCGGTTATAATAGCAAAAATAGAACCGCCATTTATACATTCCACAAAATCTTCCCATGAAGGACCAGGCTTCGCTAATAAAGAGTCAACAATAAACTGTTGGTCACCTGATACACGAAAATTTCTATACGGGTCTTTTGAATAACCAACAATTTGATGACCCTTATATTCAAAGGGTTCTTGTCCTATCATCTGTCTATACTCTGCAAAGTCCTCTGTAGACATACCGACCTCCTCATCTTCATTCGATAATAACATAATCTGAGTGGGCATAATAACAATATTATCGTCCCAATCAAAAGCATAATATTTTAAATCAGGATTACCTTCTTCAAATCCTTCTTTTAAAATCAACTCTTTTATATTTTTTCTTATTATCGAACTTAAAGTCATTATTATCCGTTTAATTTTTCAATTAACCTTTCTAACTGAGATTCAGTAACAATAATGTTTTGTGGTTTTTTAGAAAATGTTTTAACTCCGTTAGGTTTAACATTTAATTCCTCTGCAAGTAATTTCTTTTTAAATTCCATTGTTTTATTTTTTAAATTTTAATTAATACAATATGGGGGACATAACATCCCCCATAATATAACTATTAGATATCCTCAAAAGACGCTCCTGTTGGAGTGATTAAGAACTCAATATCAATAAACTCAAGTGCTCTTGTTGGTTTTAAATAAATTTTTCCTACAAGTTGGTTTTTATCCATGTCTTCAGGTGTGTTTTGTACTACGACTCTAAAGTCGATTAAACCTCTGTCTCTTCTGATTGAATCTAAGATTGGGTTTACTGAATCTAAGAATTCCTGTCTTACTTGGTCGTCGTTTTGTTCGAATAATAATCTTACAGCCACTGCTGAGATTAATTTACGAGCCTGTAACAACAATCTTCTAACGTTGATTCTGTCGAGTGCAGATTCTTTAACTTGTGTTGTTTTGTTACCCCATATTACTGTACCGACATCTGAGAATGTTGCGATTGGGTTAATTCTACCCTTATACAAAATATCTCTATCGTCTTGGGTCAACTTTTTACGTGCTTTAATTCCGTTAGCCAAACCTCTTGTGTAACCCGCGGACGCGAACCATGGGAATGCGATATTATCAGTTAATGCTAAGTTTCTAACAACCTCTGCTGTTGGTGGTAAATAAACTTGTGTGTTGTTAACTGCATCTCTTGTTAAAATCCATGGATAATAAGTTGCGGTGTAGTTTGAATCAATTCCTGTATCTTCAAGATTCTCAGTAGCCTCTTGTGGGTAAATAAAGTCTGTGGTGTAGTTTGATGTTGTATTTGTAAACATCTGATAGTCAGGTGTTGTACAAATATATATCGAGTCAGCCCTATCTGTTTCAATCATATCGATAGCGTTTTCGATAAGGTTTGAGTTGTTAACATAATCAACACCCGGTGTTGCAAATACGTTTATATTAATTGACTCAGGGTTTACAAACGTCCACTGTCCCCATAGATATGCGTAGTAATCACTGTTACCCCAATCTTGTCTATCTGGACCTACTATTGTTTTAAACGCACCCCATCCGTCAGCTTCAGGGAACCTTATTGATGGTGCTGCACCTCTCAAGTAACCATTATTACCTAAGATATATCTATCACCGTTTGTACGGTGTTCTCTGTAAATGTCCCATCCGTCAAAACCACCTGTTGGTATTAACGTGAATTTACGTGAGTTTAATTTATAATATGGACTTAAATCTCCTGGTTCACTTCTAAATTCAGCTGAACCAACTTCAAACGCGGTTTCACCTGATGTGGTGTATTGGGAAGGTATTGTAATACCTGTCGCTCCTGAGTCCATATGGTATCCTTTTGTTAATACCGCCCATGGAGTAGACTCTGTAGCCGTAGCTAAGTTTGTTGGGTTTTGTTTACCTTTATATGATGCAAAATCTACGTCGATACCTACTGTATTTGATACACCTAAGTATACTCTTCTTGGATTGTCACCTGAACTTCTTGTGAAGTTATCTCCACCCGACGAACTTCCAAATGGGGGGTTGTAAATAATTTCACCCGGTTCATCGTATTTTGTTTTATAAATTAAATGAGGTGATTTATACCCACTATATTGTCTTGTTTCGTAACCTCTAAATCCACAAGGTAAAGCATCTATTGGTGCTTCCTCATTAACCTCTAACATAATGTACCTTGATTTTAGTTCAAAGTCTCCGTTAGAAGTACCGACTTTTTTAGCTACATAACTGTTTAAACTTGGGTCCATAGTACAGTTGGTAAACTTCTCAATAACCGATGGACTTGAGTCTGTATCATAAAAGTCTCTTACAATAATATCAAAAGTTAAATTGTTAAATGAAATATTTGCAATTGAAATTTTAATTTCACTATTTGCGGAATTACCGTCAGAAATTGATATGAATTTAAATAGGTTAAATACTTCGTCACCTCTTAACTCAGATACAACATATGGAGTGTGTGGTGTTTGGTATCTATCTAAATACCAACCTATACCTGTATTATCATTATCTGTTCTAGCTCCTTCTAAAGCCAACAATGAAGAGTTTATACCTCTAATCTTACCTTCCTTATAACCTCTGTTCAATAAGTTATAATACATTTCGTCAATCATCAACGGTACCTCAAATCTATTTTTACCAAAGTTAGAATAACCAAATACTTTAGGTAAGAAATTAGTATCACTAATATCGAATGAAGTTCTAAATGAGAAAGATTCATTATCTTTTGTTACACCCGTTAATTGGAATGTTTCAAAGGGGTTACTCATAACACCTGCGAAAGCACCTGATGTTACAATATTTAAATCGGTCAATCCTGAAACTTCATATTCAGGTCCGTCTTCACTTGCGTTATAATTACTTATACCTCTTGAACGAAGTGTTGCAACTATCATATCGTGATATTCAGTTATAGGTGTTCCTGAATAGTTGGTTGAATATAATGTTGCTGTTCCTGTATAGTTATTTCCTCCGGTGTTTGTTAATGTGGTTACCGCATAACCAAAACCAACACCAGTATATTCATTATTTTCATACGGAAATAATGCGTAATACCAAGAGTCGTTACTAGGTGAAGTTAAATCTGCATTATCAAGATTAACATTATCAACACCAAATGCGTTTACTACAGTAGTAAAACTACCTGAAGCACCTGTAACACTATCTAAAGTAGTTGCACTTAAAGTACCGAATATATATGCATTTTCACCGGCTGTAGTTGGCTCAACAATTTCTCCATAAACATAATTTAAGAAGTCATCTTGTAATGTGGATACACCTCCTGTATATGTTGTATACTCTGTTGTCCAATAATCCGATATACCTGAAGGTAACGTATTAATGCCCGATGTGATTGTTGTTGCTGAACTTGTACCTGAAACACCCGCAAAATCTATTGTGTATGGACCTTCTATTGTGGTTTCAACTACTGTTGTTTGGTCAACGTTACCAAACGTACTAATAGACCACGATGGTCCTGCATCGTAACCTGACAGACCTAATATACGTGTTACAAATAATTGATTTGATTGTTGAAGGTACGCTTTAGCAATATATGCGGCTTCATATTTTGGTATTTGAGTGTTTACATATTTTGTTGGATTTGTTCCACCAAAAAACGCAGTAAACTCATCAAAATTAGTTATAAATATCGGTTCAAACGCGGGTCCCGATAAAGTTTCACCTACAACACCAAGGGTTGTTACACCAACACTTTGTGCTACGAAACTTAAATCTCTTTCAGAAGTATATACACCTGGAGATACGAATACTTTATTAGCCATACTATTTAATATTTTCTTTTTATTTATTTGATAAATATTATAAAAAAAATCAAAGTGCAATTACTTTGATGACATATTTATTAGTAGGTATGAAAAAATTCTTACTTTTTTCTACCCTTTTGTTAATAACACATGTATAAGATAAAAAATTTAAAAATCTCAGTTGAATCACACAAACTATTAAAAAGTTTTTGTGAAAGGAAGGGATTAAAAATGTTTAAGTTTGTAGAAAAACTTATAGAAGAAAATTGTAAAGAGGATACAGATATTTACGGAGAGTAAAACTCAATCACTATATAATAAATTTGCTCTACATTTAAGTATCGCTTCTTCTTGGTCGTCTATTTTAATTACATCAATTCTAATCGTGTCGTTAGTGTTGATTTGAATTTTAGTCAACTCGTCACCAATAAAATTATCGTTAATATAGACTGAGTAATCTGATACATTTATAGTTTCCAAAACTGATAAGTCAATTGTGTATGGATAAACCTCAGATAAAGAAGTTACACCAACACGGAATAAAACGTCTAAGTCAAAAGTATTTGGGTTTTCAGGATGTTCTTTCGCTCTCCTTGATTTATTTCCTGTTTCTACTTCAAATAAAGTAAATGCTCTTGAAATGGCGGGCTTAACCTCAAACTCTTTTTCGTCAATTAAAAATCCCATCATCAAAAACTCATAATTTTGTATATAGTATTTTCTTTTTTCAATATCCAAAACAGATTCATCAGAAACATTATTTAATACTATAGGAACATAATGACCTTTTACGAATGTGTATGATTGTCGGGAAGAAAACTTTTGTAAAACAAGTTTGTTAAACTCATTAAGATGTCTCATCTTTGTGCAGAATATTTTTACATTATATGTAATATCTACAGGTACAGGTTGCGGGATTTTATAAATATCCATACCTTTTCTTTGTCCGTCCCATGTTGGGACTTTGGCATAATAAAATTGTCTTCTATTCGGTATTGTGTATTGTAAAGATGGGTTTGTGCCGTATTTTACATCAGGATTTCTTACTGTAGCAATAAAGGGAGGTTTTATGTTTTTATCCAAGTCTTGGAATTTCCAAGTTTCTGTGAACTGAGCCCAGTTTTGAGTTGTTATTATAAGGTCGACAGGATTGACTTTTTTACCATCTGCAACCATTTCCAAATCGTCTCGAACAAAATCTAACATACCTCTATCTAAATCGGCATGTAATACACTCTTAGGTAAATAAGTTCCTTTATCCTGAATATACTCAAGAAGTTCCTCTCTCCTTTCTAATAAAATTTTATCGGGAGTAAGTTTTAAATCTTTTTTTATTTTTTTTGGAAATGCCATTAACTTACAATTTCATTAATATGAAAAATTTTATTTTTTGTATTAATCATGTCGATTTCATTTGCATTATAAATTGGTTCTTCACTGTCTTTTCTTACAAAAGAATCGTACTTATGTGGATTATAAGTTATTACTTTGTTATTTGTTTCGGGAGGCATGTTTTCACACGGCCATTGACAGTAATCAAGTAAAGTTCCGATAACAAAGGCATGAACATTTTTTCTCATCTCCTTTCTTACTCTTTCTCTACCTCCTTCTCTAACTCTAAACTCAACATCTTTTAATTTAACATAATCCGCGTATAATATAATTCTACCATCATAT